TTATGTCAACTCTCATTAGCCATACTACGCGAATGGCTAGTGGTATCAACAACAATCGCCAAGTATCCCATGCCCATATTTACATTGTTTACATCTTGTCAATTATCAGGGAATCCTTCATAATATAGTTACGGAAGATTTTTCCCGAAAATCCAAAAAAAATTGGATTTTTTGAAAAAACGCTGGTACAGTCGGCGAAACCTATATCTCCAGAATGGGATTTTTTCCAATGGGATCAAGGCAACGCCCGACAAAAGACAAACGTGATCAAGGCAACGGTGGCCGCCCTAGTGGTGAGCGTAATACCGGAAACGGTAAGCCCCTTGATCGTTCAAAGCGTTTGGCATAAGGCGACACTATATAGCCGCGAAGATGCGGCGAATTGGTGCGACTCGCACAATTTTAAATCTAGCGTTTACCGCTCGCGATCAATAGACGGCGAAACAACGCACCACATCCACGCGCAATTCGACACATCCGAAGCCGTCGAGGGATCATGGGCAATATTGTCCGATGATTTCCCCGACGGCATTAGCGTTTCTATTTGTGAGAGGAAAAAAATGGGAATTCACCATACAAAAGGCGTACAAAGCGAAAATGATCCGTTTGAGTTTGTGATGAGTGACGAGAGCGTCGATAGAGTCGGCGACGTTATTCGGGCAGGCGGATGGGATCTTGCCGATTTCCAGAAAAACCCCGTCGCGTTATGGGGTCACGATCACGGCAAGCCGATCGGTGTTTGGGAAAATGTGCGCATCAACGGCAAGAAATTAATTGGAAAGTTAAAGCTCGCCAAGGAAGGCACAAGCGCCGAAATCGATACGATTCGGAGTTTGGTCGAGCAAAGAATTCTTAAGGCGGTTTCGGTTGGTTTTCAACCACTTGAAGCCAAGCCTTTAGAAAAAAGCTCAGGTTATGAATACACAAAACAGCGACTGCACGAATGCAGTTTGGTTGCTGTGCCGGCAAATGCTAATGCTTTAGCAATTGCCAAAAGCTTTGGCGCTGATCCCGCTAAAGTGTTTTATGGCGAGATTCGCCAACCAAGTAAGTGCGCCTCAGTGGTCACTCAAGAAAAAATGGCACTGTTAGATAGTGCCATTAATCGTAATACTGATTTTTTGGAGAAAAGAAAATGAGTGGAATGGCAGACAAATTAGCCGCCCAGCAGGAACGCTTGGTTGGCATCAAAGATGAGTTGGTGATTCTTAAAGAGCTTATGGATAATACCGAAGAAGGTTTATCCGAAGATCAAATGGACACGATCCAAACATTGAGCGAAGAGCAAGACGCGGTTATTAAGCGCATCGAGTCTCTGGAGAAAATCGAGCAAGGTTTGGCCGCAAAAGCACAGCCAGTTTCCAAGCAATTGGCGACCGGCGGATCTTTCGCAAAGAATGAAAAAGGCGGATCGTTGTTGGCTAAAGCCGCGACTGTAAAGCTTATCGCGCATTTGGAGCGAAAGTCGGAAGATCAAGTTATCGCCGAGCGATACAAGGAAGACGACCGAGTCGGTGCCATCGTTAAGTCGGCAGTTATGCCCGCTAACAGCTATACCTCGGGCTGGGCGGCAGAGCTTGTTGATCAAGATACTGGCGCTTTCTTAACCGATCTTGAGCCAGTGAGCGTTTACGCCGCACTGCGCGCGCGATCTGTGGCGCTTGATTTTGGCCGCGCTGAAAGCATCAAGATCCCACGACGTGACGCGGGCGACCGTGGCCTAGCCCCAGCATTTGTGGGCGAGGGTGGCGTTATCCCAGTTGGTAAGATGTCTCTGGGTTCACAGGTGCTGAACCGTTACAAAGTTGCGGTAATCAGTGCTTGGACAAATGAGTTAAGCCAAATGTCTACACCGCAAGTCGAGAACCTTGTCCGTCAGGGCATCCTTGACGATACAGCGTACAAGCTCGATCAAGCGTTACTCGACAATGCCGCGCAAGTTAACGGCGTGCGACCTGCTGGACTGCTGAACGGCGTCACAGTTGGAAGCTCTGCGGGCGACACTGCGGCAGACATCATTGCCGACTTGAAAGTGCTTATCGATGCAATGACCAGTGCCAATCTTGGCGCACAGCCCGCGCTTGTTATGAACAACTCGCGTTTGCTGGGTCTTAGCACTGTAATGAACGCTACAGGAACATTTATGTTCCGTGACGAAGTCCGCTCTGGCACATTGCTGGGCGTCCCCGTCATTACTAGCGCAAACGTCCCCGCCGATCTGGTCATGATTGTCGATTGCAATTCACTGGCAATCGCTAACGCGGCTCCAGAGTTTGCGGTCAGTGATCAAACGTCACTCACAATGGCTAACGCTGACGGCACCGCGCCTACGCAAGCCGGTGATGCTAGTGACTACACTGGCGGAGCAGTCGGTACAGAAGGCCAAGTTAACCGTAAAGGCGGCTTGGTAATCGAAGGCGCAACCGGCGACTCAGCCGCTGGAATGACCGCGCTCTCAATGTACCAGACCAACCAAACCGCAGTCCGTATGGTTCTCCCAACTTCTTGGGGCCTCATCCGAGCGGGCGCAGTCGCCGCAGTAAACGGCGTAAGTTGGTAAGTAAGTTAAACGCCGGCCCTTTCGGGGGTCGGCATTTTTCACTGGAGGAAATATGACAATTCTTTGGGATGGCGAAAAGTTTTTCCATGAGCTTGATACAGCCAAGGCGCAAAAAATGGTTGAAGAAGGGCGCGCCCAAAACGCCGCCAAAGAAGATGGATTCTCACTCAAATATAAACATCAATTCTCGAATTACACCACGCGGGAATTGAGAGCGGAGACAAAACCGGCCCCAGCGCCGCCCGCTGAAGTGCAAGCACCGCCCAAGCCCATCGAGGAGCCGCAGGCCGCTATGTCAGCGCCCGCTCCCGAGGTAGATTGGGAAGCACATCGAGAAGATTTTAAAGCCGCTACAGGCGCATTGCGCGCCCGTAAAGACAGCGTAATCGAATGGATGAAATCCGAAGGCCGGTTATAAATGGGCATTTTTGATAAGTTTTTAGGCAAGCAATCGTCTAGCGCGAAGGAAAAGGGCATTTATAATTTGCCCGTTACCGGCGGAATGCTAGATGATGGCGGGATTCTCAATTGGTGGCAGACAGGCCGCAACGTCGAGGGCTACGAAGGCCCGACAGCGATTGTCCACGCTTGTGTCGACGCATACGCGCAGACAATGGCATCGCTTTATGGCGATCATTATCGCTATGCCGAAGACGGCTCAAAAGAGCGCGTTAAGAATTCGGCGCTTTCGCGTTGTTTGCACCAGCCAAACGATTATCAGACCCGAAGTGATTTTGTCTTAAATCTTGTTAAGTCGATTTTAATGGACGGAAACGCTTACGTTTTGGGCCAAAGAAATAATCGCGGCGAAATTAACAGTTTGCATTTATTGCCATCGCGCGGGACTGAGCCTTATTTAGAGCCTGAGACTAAAGAAGTTTTTTATGGGATCGGCAATAACCCATTTATCGGCGACGTTGATGTGATGATTCCGTCACGCGATATTATGCACATTCGGCTACACACACCGGCGCACCCGCTGATTGGCGTTTCTCCGATCTCTAACGCGGCGTCTAGCATCGCGGCTAACAGCGCGATTACAAATCACCAAGCGGCGTTTTTTAACAACATGAGCCGCCCGTCGGGCACCCTCACCACCGACATGAAATTATCAGGCGAGCAAATGCGACAATTGCGCAACGCTTGGCAAGATCAAAGTAAGCAAATGAATTCGGGCGGCATCCCAATATTGGGAAGTGGGATAAAGTGGGAACCCATGTCCATTTCTAGCCAAGACTCGCAATTAATTCAAGCTTTCCAGATGACGGTCGAAGATGTAGCGCGGGCGTTTAGAGTGCCCCTGCCGCTTGTGGGCGATTATCGGCACAGCACTTACAACAACGTCGAGCAACTTGTTAGTAGTTGGCTGGCGACGGGTCTGGGCTTCCTGCTGGAGCATATTGAGGTTTGCATTGATAAGTTTTTCCAACTCCCGCGCGAGCAGTTTACCGAGTTTGATGTGGAGTCACTTTTGCGCACAGATTTCTCCACGCGAGTTGACGGTTACACCAAGGCGATCCAGCAAGGGTTAATGACGCCCAACGAAGCGAGAGCCAAAATGGGCGGACTGCCCAGCGTTGATAAGGGCGATGTGGTTTATGCACAGGCGCAAATGCGACCGCTCGGCGAAGAGGCGGCAGTGGTAATACCAGAAGCCCCCGCGCCCGAGCCGGTGGCCGAGATTGAAGAAACGGAACCGGAA